TGTAGCGACAGTCGTATTCTTTGTCTCTGTCTGCTTGACCAACTTGCCGGTCTCTTTGTCGAATTCCTGTACCGTGATACTGGAACACCCAGTGAATAACATTACTGCTGCCAGTAATCCGATTAGGAACATTGAACGTTTCATCTTTTAATTTTCCTTATGGTTATTTGTCAGGGTAATTCCTGATAAAGTAAATTGTTTGCTTTCTGGACGCAAAATATAACCCTTAATCATTGCCACGTCCTGAGCGGTTTTATTGCTGATTGTTGAAAGCTCTTTGAGTTCAGCTTTCATATCTTTTAATTCCTGGCGGATCTCTTTTTGCCCTGTCTTTGCATCCTCGATGTCTTTTATCTTTACACTTGCCCCATACGCAAAAGCGCCTGTCCAATATAATATAGTGTATAAAGACACCATAGTACCGGCGGCAACTCCGACCCATGCAAATATACTTTTATTCCGTTTCTTCCGTTGAATTTCTTTTACACAAACCATTTTCTCACTCTTTTCGCCGTTCCTATACGGCAGTTAGATTGTTTAAAATTATCTTATTAGCTAAAAAACTACTAGAGCCTAAACTTTTAACGGCTAAATATTCCACCCATGCCCCGCGCTTTCTGGCATCTTCAAACCATCCGCCGCGCCGTGTTGCCTCGATGCAAATATTATCATAGAAATAGCTATCCTGTTGATGCTTATAGGCAATAGCTTTCTCAATAGTATCAAATTCGTCAGGGATTGAATAACCTACATCGTGAATATCAGAGGCTTGAGTAATTGACATAAACCAAATTGTATTAGGTATAAAATGATAGGTAAGTTTTCCCCAGAACCCGACTTTTGAGCCTACGCCGTTACAAAATGATTTGAACTTTTTGGGGTCTGACATTAGCATATTATATGTTGCTTCCGGCATCTTGAACTTTTTTGAGCCGTCAACATTTAAGTATCTCAAACGATACTTAATCCACTTTTTACTGTTTATGTCATATCCCGGCATATTATACCCTTAAGTTACTAATAAAAAATAACACTTTGCAGATAAATTGCAAGTATTTTAAACTTTTATCTTGACTTTTTGAGAAGTATTTTTTGCATCGGAGTTGACAATATTACTAGAATAGTGTATACTCTAACCAGCAAGAAAAAGGAAATATTATGAAAACAGAACGCTTCGAGTATTTGGATTCCGTCCGGGGGATCGCGTGTATGGTGGTGGTGTTAATTCATGCAGTATCATCGTATAGCCCTTATTTTTGGAAATTTAACAGTAATGATGCAACGTATTTTTTAAAATATCCGCCGTTCAGCTTTTTAATTTCTGGAGTTGCTTGTGTATGTTTATTTTTCATCTTGTCTGGCTTCGTATTAAGCTATAGATTTATAGGATCAAACAATAATAAATGGTCTATAGTAGAATCCATCATCAAGCGTCCTTTCAGGCTGGGTGGATTGGTTATTGTTTCAATATTTATTGCCTTTGGGTATGACTTCTGGACTAATAGAATATTTTCAGATTACGATATTTTTTTTATGCGTATTAAAGATATTTTTAGCATGATACCGTTTGGAATACCGCCAGCGGAAAATCCGCCCTTATGGACAATCGGTATAGAATTTATAGGCAGTATTTTAATATTTGCAATGTGTTTTTGCTTTGGTAATCTTGATAAAAAATATCGGCTTATTACTATGATTGTCTTATTTTTTATGCTGATACATACTTTTTATTGTGCTTTTTTAGTTGGGATAATTTGCGCTGATTTGCATAAAAACTGGAACTGGAAACGGTTTATTAAATATAAAAATATTCTGTCATGGTTTATATTCCCGATTGCCTTTATATGCTTTTCATATCCGCTTGTCATTCCTCAAGATGTTACTTACTGGAAAAATATAAATTACATTGAACAGGGATACGTGATGATCGGAGCAATATTGATGTTCATATTTGTTCTTTGTAATGATTCAATTAAAAAAATTCTAATAATCAAACCATTAATATTTATCGGCGGTATATCATACAGTATTTATATAATTCACTATCTGATATTGGTAAATTATATGGCTTTTATTATGAATTTTACATCTAAATATACTTCAAATCAGTATTTAGCTTTTACTATTTCAATGCTGATTAATATGGCGATAACCATTATCGTTTCGTATTTCATAGATATATTTATTGACAAGCCATGCACTAACTTTTCCGGCCGGTTTGCTAAAAATTTAATGGGTGAAATAAAAAACGCCTGTAAAATAAAACATTCACAGGCGTTAAGTATTGAAATAATCAATATTCGCCAGTCGCCGCCGTTATCGTTCTGGCAACGCCTTTTTCTAAAATAAATTCGTCCATCTTTCCGGCGAATCCTGTCGCGGCTGGAACTACTCCTATCTTAAAGCCGTATCCGTTGTAATAAATTGTATTAGACCCCATGTTTTGAGTAGCCCCAATTTTTACAGCGTTGACATAAAAATCTAAATTTGCACTTGATGTACCGCTTTTTACAAAAGCCACATTATACCATACGCCAGCTGATGGAGTCCAATCCCAAAGACAATCTGATATCCACGCTGAACCGTTAGTAGAATATAAAAAATACATCTTATTACCTAGTCGATTTAAATAAGGAAGGAACCCTAAACTTCCAGTACTTGCACCAGTATAACATATATAATTGTAGTCACTAAAAGAATCGAATTTTATATCAAATCTTAAAGTGAAATCGCCATTACCCAAGTCAAATTCTGGCGAGTCAGGATAGCTTATTAAACTCGTAGCAGCGTTAAACACCGCAGCATAGCCGTATTTAAACTCTCCGGCAGTATTGGTATAGGTAATATCAGTTGCGGTCGGCGTATGATTGCTTTGGCTTGAATCATTGGCGTTATTATTGAAATGTAAAAGTAATACCGTGTAGTCAATGTAAGAATAAATCTTTTCGACTACATATTTAGTTGCGTTTAAAATAGTTGAATATGATATTCTTAATTTATCTACACCACGAGTAACAAAAGTTATTGCGCCAGTAGGTGAATACCATGAATACGGAAGTGTAACATTAGAACCGCCATTTTTTACTGACAATTCAGCAACTAAGCCATCCGCAAAATCTGAAGTCGCCAGAGTTACGGCACTAGCAGGGGTCAAAGTCCATTTATCGGAAGTCGCACGGTTAATAGTTTGAGTTCCGGAAGTGCCTAAAGCAGTTACGGGTAATTCGCCGCCCCCACTATCCGCCACAAACTCCAGTCCTGAAGTGTCAGCCTTAACCTTGACCTTGTAGCCGCCCTTGCCTGAGTATGACGCTGGAACGTCTGAAAGTCCAGTAAAAGCAGTTGCACCAGATCCGCCAGAAAAAGTCCTGTCAGTTCCGGTCGAATCGCGCCAGTTAATCGTAAGAGCCGAACCGGAAACGGTTTCCCAAACATAAATATTACCAGCCGGAGGATTAACGCCAGTTCCCGGAGGAGTCGCCAGTTTTATTGCCTTGTAGTCTGTAAATCTCATTTATATAGTCTCCTGTTAATTATTTTGCGCTTAGAGTTCTTGAACCAATAGTATCTTTTTGGAAGTGAATGTCGGCAGCTTTCAGCCAAACAGAACTTGCAAAAGTGTCCGCGCCAACGGTAGGGTCACGCCGAATTCTGCACATAAATACTGAACTGATAGTTTTTCCACTGCCAGAAATCGTGCCAAAAGATAGAATCTTATTGTTGCTTATTCCCTGCGATGCAGTACGGACAACAGTTCCGGCAACGTCCGCAGTCGGAGTAATCGCGCCAGTAGAGTCAACATTCGCCCATGTATAGTCAAGGTAGAAGTTCACCGTTCCGCCGGTACCGTCATCCGGAATGTAAAGATGAATATGCGGTTCAATATCGCTGCCCTCTTTATATGAATGCGGTAACTGAAATCCTAAGTGTATTTCTTTCATGGTTGACGCGCCAACGAACTCATAAGCCTTCAACACTCCATTATAAGCTGTAAAGCTGGGAGCGGACGCGCCACCTGCAACGTCGACGGCATTCGGGCCGAGGTCATCCCATACAGCAGTCGCCAAAACAAGCGTTTTTCCCGCTCCAGTTGTAAGCGTCAAGTCAGTTGCAGTTACTGTATCAGTCTTTATTTGAGGAGCCGCGATTAGTCCAGTAGTCGTAAAATTGCCAGTTCCTGAAAAGTTATTTGCGCCAAAAGCAAAATAAGCAAGCGTTTTATCAGTAGCAACGCCGCCGACATACGGAGTAACAGTAAAACTGGAATCTGTAGTAGTGCCGATATGGTTAATTACTCCAGCCGCCGCAGTTGTAAGCGCAGTACCAACATTTATCTTTAATGGAGCCGTTCCAGCCGCCGCAGTTCCGGCTTTTAGATGCAGATACGCCGTAGCGTCCGCGCCTGTATTGGATATTTTATCCTTGATTCTAAGATATTCAGTAGCTCCGGTCGGGTCTGTAACTCTTAATCCTGTCGCAGTGCCAAAACCGCGTAGCTGTCCGCCGGTAGTTTGTGCCACGTTATCAGATAAGCGGATAAACGGTTCATTGCCCCCAGAACGATGCAGGCTAACTCCGGCAGACGAACCCTCAACGTGAAACTGTGTCATTGGGTTAGCAGTGCCAATTGCAAAACGGCTATTAGTAGTATCAATATGAGCGACAACCGTAGTACCGTCGGCCTTAGTAAATTTAACCGCGCTTGTTGAATCTGCGGCAGGCTTTATAACGCTGGCAGTTAATATGCTTCCAGTCGTCCCGCCGAAAGTATATTTCCATGTCCCGGACAGCGTCCCAAAAGTTGACAGGTCAACCAATATCTGATTATTGCTGAAAGTCACATTTGCGCTGTCAAGAGTTACCGCCTTGCCGTTATTGTCAGTAATCACAAACGGCAGCACTACATTGCCCTCTGCGTGGGTAATTGTCAGCACTCCGGCGGTCAAACTGGCATTTGTGAAACTGCCGGATATGAAGTTTGGAGTTGCACCAGTCGCGCCGGTCGCGCCAGTCGCACCAGTTGCACCAGTCGCACCAGTTGCACCAGTAGATCCGGTATCGCCCTTTGAAGCGTTTAATGTCCAGTTCGCGCCCTCGACCGGAGTGTTCCCTGTGTTATTATTCACCTTAGAAATCCAGCTAGATCCGAGATTGCTAACAAGATCATTGATATTGTAAGTTGTCCCGGCACTATACGCGCCTTTTGGAGTGATTGACAATCCGTCTTCGCCCCTGAATCGTATTGGAGCAGACCAGTCAGCGGAAGTCGCGGAAAGTTTGATATACAGATATCCGGTGTCAGTAGCGCAAAAAGAGAAATCCTTTTCGCGAGCATCGTACAGCGATAAATCTGCAACCGGGCCATATACTGACGCATTAAAGTTCGCTCCCCGGAGGCTGATTACCTGCCACTGTGACGGCGATGAACTAGGAGTATGACCAATGTTTGTTTCTACTTTTGAAACGTAGCTTGATCCATCATAATAGACAACGTCCAGAGTTGAAGCGTTATATTCTGTAATCGCACTGTAAGTTCCTTTGATTGTAAAAGCTTGCCCGTCCGGGCCAGGTACCGTACTTTCAACCATTGCCACCGCCGCAGACCATTCGCCGGACAGATAACGTTCACGGTAATAGCGGTCAGCGTCAACCTGTGGAGTATGCCACAATGTCGAGCCGTCAACGCTGAATTGGCGTTCGGGGGGTGAGCTAACAAGCGCGTAAACTTCCGTCTTGTTGTAAAAATTACCATCCAGCGGCGGCGGAATTATACCATAATACGCTCGGATATTCAGGCAGAGCATTTCAAACTCAAGCGAAAAAATCATTTCCGGAGTGATATCAAATATCTGAACTTCTAGAGCTGAATTTGATATACTTTCTTCATTTTGAATCTCATTGTAAAACTTTGCGTTACGTGCCGAAATCTTGATTATCAGCCTGCCGGTATCCTTATGCGTAAAATCAAAATCTTCCGGCGCGGTTTGCGCTAACGGAGTATCCGCACAATTGCATATATCCGCTATTGCGTATGAGTTCGCCAGTGTTGCGGAAACTGTAAATGTGTAAGTAGTTCCGCTTTTTGTATACGCCGTATATGCGACAGTTTCAGATAATCCGCTGGAATTTTCAAGCTGTAAAATGCCGGTCGGATTAATATAATCGGTATCGGTAATGGTCGCCGCGATTGCCGTAACGCTTCCGGACTTTGCGGCGGTCAGGGTTCCGGATAGAACATGCTTGAAATTATTGTCAATACTTGCGCTTCCTGCAATGGTCTTGCCATTCCATCCGGTGTATACATCCGTCAAAGTATCTGAGTTCAAATACTGAATATCGAGTAGTATCGTTTCATTCGTCTTGATAAATGGAACATAGCCGTTTGCAAGCGGCGTTCCTGACGCGTCTAAAATTGCGCCTGAAACTACATTCTGATAGATGTTTACCGTTCTAAAATCTGTACTCATTCTTTTACCTCGCTATTAATATAATTCGTGTTGCTTGTTTTTCAATTTTGTTTCTTTAACTCCCGGCGATGAATTCAAGGTTTTTAAACTGTGCGTAAAAACTGCTTTCATATTCTGTCGGGTCGGCTATTTCTTCAGGATAAGGGATTGTCTGATATGGATCAATTAAGCTCATTTCAACGCTTTTATTTTCATATATCAACGAGTAATGAGCGTCGCCTTTTTTTAAACCGTAAAGCCGCATTTCATAAGTTCCAGATTTAGGCATTCCGACAAGGCTAGTAAATAGGTATTCATAGTCTCCGCCAACAGCAAAAGCTCTATAAGGATAGCAAAGTTTATTCAGACAGTCAATAATATACAGAATCAATTCAGAACTCAATACACCCTCATATTGGCGATCTTTAATCTCATACCAGAAAAGCGGCTCAGTCTCGGGATTTTTATTTATATTTGTGGTATTCCATCTATGACCAGTTGCGTATAATTTTTCATTATATCGTACAATTTTCGGCATGTAGTAGCTATCATAAGTATATGCAACATTATAAACCCAGCTAGATGAATACGCAATCTCAGCCCTAGAACTTATTCGTGGAGGAGAAAAAAGCATACACGGGAAATACATTTCAGATTGTGCATTAATCTCTGTGAGAGTTAAATTGTCAATGGTATCATTCGTAAAGAAATATACTCCTCCGGAGTTACCACTAATTAAAGACAGTTCATTCAGATAAGATTCAATATTATTAATAACACCATATCCAAGATTAGGAAATAAATCAGTTTCGGACACTTTATTGTTCGTCGTACATGCAAAAAATCTTTCATTTATGGCATCGTATAACGCCTTAAAAATATCTCTGGTAGGAGATAATTTAAGGTCATTTAAATCCATGTAGTCAGACCATCCCATTATACCACATACCCCATGTAGTTAAGATTGATTGCGCCATTTGTCCACTGCTGAGTTATCACGCCGTCAACTATACTTGCAAGCAAAATTGATACGTATTTAGCAGTCGGGGGAGTTCCTTCAAAACTCCACATTGTTTTATACAGACTATTACCTGTATCGTAATAGATTATTAATGATACTCCGGAAGCTGAAAAAACCGGACTCGCCGGAATTGAAATATCCATTTGACCGCCGACTGTTAAAGTTCCGCAATATGCATTAGTTGTATCGCCGCCAAAAACAACTTTATATCCGTTACCGCTTGAAATTACCGTGAAATAGCCGGAGTAAGTATTAGGAGCCGCAAAGCCGCCGCCAATCTTGCCACCGCCGCGCCGGTTAGCCATAATAGCGATTCTGTCCGCCTTTTGAAGCGCATTAATAGTTCTTTGATTTGCCTGTAATACTGCCATTATACCGCCTCTTTCGGAAGTCCTAACGGACTCCAGTCTTGCCGGAATATATCGTAAAAAGTTTTGTAATGATCGTTTCCTGGAGTTCCAGCCGCCGGAAGTACAACGCCGTTTTTGTCAACCCATCGAGGAGTTGAAATATTCAAACTCGCGTTAACTTCAAACCAACCGTATTCGCCGCCGGTTGTCGCGTTTTCCTTAAACTGGATTTGATGAGGCTTGCCACCTGATATACAATAATAGCCCTGCAATGCCAGTTCCTTTTTTATCTCTTTGCCAAAGTCTTCAAACTCAACGGATATTTCCCAGTAATTGGAAGTTCTTCCGGTCGCGTCTGTATAAGTTTTTAGAGAAGCTCCAAGCCGCGTTAAAAGCAAAGTATAAGCCGGAAAGTTATATCCGATAATTGTAACCGCGTTTTTATTCGCTGTGTTCCTGTATAGCCTCTGCCAATTATAATTCCAAGATTTTACAGCATAATTGAAGCTGATAATTCCATGTGATTCAATCATGTCAGCAATCAAAGGCTCTTTAGTTGCCGGATGAATAACCGGTTCAGTTGGATTGAATTGAGAATCGCCGGATTTATACCCCTTGTACATTGGTACGACAATATCTTTACCGCCGGGAAAACTAACGTTATACGCTTTTTGTTCCCACGGAGGTTTACTGGTATTGTCTTTTTGCACTGGAATATCTGCGGCATTGGATGAATAATTGGCTTGAACCGTGAACGAACCCTCTGTTTCAGTTCCGGAATCTTTTTGAGGCGCGGAAATTCCTATGCAATAATAGCCGCCATATCCGGACAATGGCGAACCGTCCGCCGGAATATTTTCATCCAATAGAATATCGCCCGGATTGCTGCCCAGCGTTACATGGTACAAAAGCGTCCGGAAACGTGTTAATTTACCGTTTGAACGCTCCGCCCCGCCCTGACGTTCACCTTTATAAGTAATAGCCATTATTGCCCCCCGAAAGCGTCTACAGTTTGAAGATTTACATTGATAGTCGTATTTTTAGAATCTGCCATTTTCTGAGTATTCTTTGCAATCTGCTGTGTCAAAGTAACCATAGTAGCGTCATGCTTTGACTGCGCTTCAGCCTTATACGCTTCCATTGTACCACGGACTAGCGCCATTGATACTTTTTGTTCAACGCCCTTTTGCGCTTCAAGTCCGAGATCATAAGGACTATTTTGAGCTTTTCGCGCCTGATTCTGTTCTTTGTTATTCTTTTCAGCTTCAAGCATTTTGCGCTTAGTTGCGGTGTCAATTAATGCTTTTTGTTCGGCTTTGGCTTTGCGCTCAATATCGCTCAATTCCTTATCCATACCGCCAAAGCCTACATATTTAGGGTCAACAATTTTAAGCTCTGTAATTTTCGCGTCTTTCATGGCTTTTTCCATGTTTTTTCCCATATTCGCGAAATAACCAGTCCAGTCAGTTTCCTGTAGCGTAATCTCTCTCCATATCTGCTGACCTAATCCATGAAACAATTGCCCTAAATCTTTGACAAAAGCCAGCGAAATATTATAGGCATTATCCCATAATGCCTGCCAGTTTTCGCCAATCCAAGAAAATAGATTGCCGAGGTTAGTTCTTGCCGCCTGTAATACTTCCCAGATATTTTCCCATACCGGCCGCGTCAATGCTATAATTGTAGAAAATCCCGCTTTTGCATCAATCGCCATAGACTGGAAAGCAAAGCCGAATTCAAACGCCGTCTTGTCTATCTTTTCTGAAGTTTCCTGTAGCCAGTGAGTTAATCCTCCCTTTGCGTCTGTAGTAACTCCCATTATTTCAACCAGCACATGCCCGATAGACTTTTCTAAGTCTTCAAAGGCGCGTTTCATTTGCTTGCCGCCGGTGTTCATTGCCGCCGCTGTTCCGCCAAATCTGCCCTCAAGCTCTTTGAGTATGAAACTTTGCGCCCCGGCGAGATCGCCGGACTGCTGCATCAATTCAATCTGTTTTTTCTGCTGGTCGTTAAAGGTAATGCCAACACGCGAGAGAGCGGTTAAGCCTTCCGCCGGGTTATTCAGCATACGACCTAATTTCATAGCCGCGCCGCTTGCATCCGTGCCAAGTACCGCCGCCATGTCATAAGCCGCCGCAGTGACGCGCTTAAAAGTATCGCCGCGAATGTTTTTGAAGGTTGAAAGCATAGCTTCGGTATGGATGATATTTTCGTCATCAAGTCCGGTTAGTTTTTGTAATTCTTTGGAATATTCAACCATTTGAATTTTAGTCAGTCCGGCAGCGTTTCCGGTTGCCGCAAGTACCGCGCCGAGCCGATTCTCTTCTTGCAGCTGCGCTTTATAGACATCCATAGACTGCTTAGCAAACGCTCCGATTCCGGTAACCCCGGCAATGGCAAGGATAGACTTTCCGAAGCCGGAAAGCGTCCGCTGTGCGCTGGTCAACGCAGATTCAAATTGTGAAGTGTTCGCGGTCAGGTAAACCGCCAGACTGCCTAAATTACTGGCCATTTCCGAAAAGTCCTCTCAATGCCGCCGCGCCGTCTTCCGCGTTCAGTGCATTTTTCATTTTTTGTTCAATTTTCGCCTGTTCCACGAGTTCCGGATCAAGCGGCGGGTTGAAACATTCAGCAATTGAAACTTCAACGCCACCAACGCCGGAAACCGCCTGTAAAATATTTGCCAAATACCATTCAATTTTTGAATGCTGTTCATATTCATGATTGAAGTATTCAGCCCATCCGTTAAACTCTTTGCGCGATAATTTCCGCTTGTTGCCTGCCACGCTGCCGCCGATAACCGAGGAAATTTTGAACCACAAAAGATCATCGGGGCAGCGCGTCAGTTTCCCTCAATACCGCTATTCACTCTGACAAAGAACTGAACGAGCCTCTTTACGTCAGAGTTTTTAATTTTTCCACTTAAAAGAATTTCAGAAGTAAAGCACGGCATTGAATTTTCAGGGTCAAGAAAATATGAGGCAAGCCGCCCCGCGTTTTCCTGTTCATTGCCATTTTTTAAGGCTTCAAGTTCCGACTGAAAAGCAACATCTGAAAAAATCTTAACTTTAACCGGAATATTTTTTCCGGCAATCTTAAATTCCGCGTCAGAATATTCGTGATTTTCGAGAGCTTCTAAAAGTTTTCCCATGATTGAAAACTCCTATTTTTTAAATTGTTATTAAACTACTGACGGCCCGGTCTCTATCATTGAGGCATTCAGATTAGTTACATGATAAGTCAAATCTACAACGCCTTTTTCTTTGGTGATTGCTTTGATTCTGCTGGCCTCTTTTAGCTGGCACCAGATAGTGCAAACAGTCGGAGTAGCGGTCGGCAGCGTGATAACCAGCGCGGCATTTGCCCTTGACATTGCTCCGATTACTGTTGGATTCGCTTTGACGCTTATAACCACGTCATCAAGCTCCTGCAATACCGAAAGTATCGAGGTCTTGAACAGCACGTTGTCAAGTCCAGTAAGGTCAATCGGTTCAGCTTTTCCAATCAGCGGAAATTCTACAAAGATAGTGTTTGCTATTGTAGTCCCGCCATGAGTAACCGTAGTTCCTTTTCCATCAATCAAAATTCCTGCACCAGCCATAATAAACCTCCTATATGTTAAATGGTTTCGGCTGTATCTCTAACAATTGTATAATCAGCGGAAAACCTCATCCATGCGGCTTCCGTTCCTGATCCTTCCGGTTCCGTCATCATCTGCCTTGATTCCTGGGTGATCGAGTAGACTTTAAAATTACTTAGCTTTTGATTTTTCAGTCCGTGAATTTTATTTCTAATCTTTGTACTCAATCCCTCTGAAGTATCAAAAGACTGTGACCACGTATCAATCTGCCAAATATCATCCTGCTGTCCGTCATCGTCATTCACCCCAAATCTTATACCCTCGGAAACTAAAGATATAACCACATAAGGCGCGGCAACTTTTTGAGGAGCCATGCCGCAATAAATCCGGGCGTTCTGTACAGTCGTTCCAGTCGCCGCAAGGATTTCTTCATCCGTTAAAAGAAACGTTCTGAGAGCCGCGATAAAGTTCATTTCAACGCCTCCTGTAAACCTTGCTTTGCTCCCTGTTCGACTTCTGATAGAGCCGCGCTTCTGCCGGACTGCAATCCGTCACGCATAAAAGAATTTTTTGCTCTATGCTTAGTCCCAAATTCCACAAGGTGAGCATACTTTGACGGCCTGCGTAATTCTGCATCGCTTCCGGCTGCGGTTTTTGCCTGTGAAATTTTTTCGTTAATCTTTAATCCTTTGCCGCCTTTGAAATTTACTTTTACCCATTTTCCTCTGGTATTTGCGCCCTTGACTGCGACAACTCGCGGATCTACAAATATTTTACCGGCCATATTTTTTGTAACTCTTGAATTAATGCTTTTTTTAAGCAATCCAGTCAAAGCCGGAGCTTTATTTGCAATGCTTTTTTGAAGTCGTTTTATTCCTTTTGATATGGCTTTGCGCATGATTTTTTTACGGCTTCCAGTTTGGAGATTTTCGAGCTTTGCAATAAGCTCTTTATCCCCTAAAAGCTGTAATCCGTTTTGCGTATTATTTGCCATATCAAAATCAATCTTCGCTTGAAACATCGAGCAGCACGTCAATCGAAAAAGCCGCGTTACTGGTTGCGCTGGTCGATGCTTCAACCCTGAGAACTGACGCGCCAGTAATCGGATTTGCATATCCGCTTCCGTCGAAATAAACGAAAGACTGAGAAGCAGCAAGGCTGAACGCCGCTCCGGATACTTCGCCGGACACGTCCATGAATGCAAACCGGTAAGCCTTATCAGCAAACGCGGCAAACGCGGAAACATTAGATCCGGTAATTACCATTGTAATCGAGGTTCTTTTTGATACGCTGATTGCGCCAGCCTGTGACGGCAGATTATCACCGCTGCCACCAGTGAACGGAACTGAATTTCCGTCAACCGTGCCAACGGTCACATTATATCTTGCGCCAGTTGTCCAATACAAATCAACTTTGTCAGAGGTAATAATACCATGACCAGTTGAAAGCGTGATAGTGCCCTCCGTGGTATTCGTGCGAGTGGTCAGAGTTCCGGCATCTGCGGCAAGTAAGGTTGCGTCAAAATTCAACGCGCCTGAATCTGTCAGATTTATACCGCCATTTATTACATGTCCGTCAATGTTGCTGATAATCGTAATTCCTGCTGTCTTTGACATTTCAAAATCTCCTGTTTATTATTTTATTTCCTCACACGCGATCGAAAGCATTCGAGCATGTGTTAAGTCCTCGCCAACGTAAACAATATTTAAAATCCTAGTACCCCAAAGAATCCGCATTTTTTCAGTTATGCCATTCAGCCAGCGGATATAAACCACATGCGCGGCGGTTGCGCTGGTTGACTGCTGCGCCATAAACTCCCTGCCAGACTGTGTGCGAATATCCGCCCAAACTTCCGCGAATGTTTGAAAAGTCAGAACCGCCGCGCCGTTTTCGTCAATCGTATCAACCGGCGACTGAATCGAAATTTTAAATCTTAATTTTCCTGAGTTCATGCTATCACCGGCAATCTATATGCTCCGAGTAAAAATTTGAGCGTTTTATTTTCCGCCAAAGTCAATTCGACATTAGCTTCCGGATGTTCGTAAATGTCCGCGGCCAGCATTTTGATAGCTTCTTTTATTGCTGCCGGGACATTGGCGGACGATGTTCCATATCCCGCCGTAAATGTTACCTTAACGGCATTGACTACGCTTTGAGTTGACGGCCATACAGTTCCGTAAGCCGGTTCAATTCTGCCGTACAACGATGCAACATCAACGCGGTAATCGGTCGATGCAAGCAACGTATCAACGCCACTTGTATTAATATAATATACAGAGGAAACGGACTGGACGGGAGGACGCGCTAACTCAATCATGGATGGGAAAGCATCAAAATACAGTTCGTAAACAGTATTAATGAATGTGCGTCCGGTATAAACTTCCAGAGCGGCGCGCGCGGCGGCTAAAAAGCCTGTTAGCATTGTGTCCTGGTCATTGCCGGACAGCCGGAGAAAATCTCTAAGCTCGCTAACTGTAACCGGTTCAATCGCCGGTGGAGTTTTAACAACTATTCCCGTCCAGTCCATAATATTCCTTTTAGGTTGCGATAATATCCGCAGTCAGACCGTCAGCCGGGAAACGCGCCCCCGCCTGAATATAGGTGACAACCGCTTCATCAGTACCGGTTGCCACGCTGATAACAGCGGAAACGTAACGATACGGATTGATCTGTTCCGCG